TGTATTTTTACGCTTTCGTCCAAAGGCGACCCGCTAGAAAGCGAAGTCAACCCAGACTTATATTGTTCTGGGGACGTATACGGAACGTCGTATCCAGCGTTTGCGTAATCGGGCGCTGCATTATTTACTCCGCTTAAATCTGGTCGAGGCAAGCTTGCCTCTGGGAATAAAGACGTATCAACAACCTTAGATGGACCAAATGAACCAGCGGTTGTGCCGTCTGCATATGCAAGCTTTGCCTCAACATTGGGCGGCAGACGGCTTACAAGCTGCTTATCTCCACCATAGTAAGGCGCAGGCGCAGGTGTGTCCCAAGCAGAATCTCCACCATACGCGCCTGTATTGGAAGGGTCCATCAAGGTGGATGATGTCAAAGGGCCTTGCGGCGCAATTGGATACGACGTTGCAGAATAATTTGGAATAGTTGAATTTGCCAACTCCCCACCTGACGGGTAGGATGGCAATGCGCTGCCATTAAACGCTGGGGGGATGGTGTTTGCAAAATCGGCATTGGCAGCAGCAGCCGCCGCATTGTTAGCCGCATTGTTTAATGAACTGTTTATATCTGCTGAATACCCCGGCCCACCAAAGTCAGCGTATGGGTCAACCGCGCCAGCATCGAATGCCCCTGCCGACCCTGCTGCCCCTGCTGCACTGAGTGCGGCATTAAAATAATTGCCTTCACCAGCTTGATACGCAGCATTTGCCCCGGCTAAATAAGGCGTAAAAACTTGCCCTCCGGGAATTATCGTTGAAGCCAATGTTGCAATCGGCAAAAACTCACCGAATCGGTCTAAGAGTCCGGGATCTTTTTGTTGGTTATTCCACCTGTCAGTTTGTGATTGGTTATAGGCTTGAACGGCTGGAGCCTTATCAATCTGCGCCGCACCGCTGACAGCATAATCTGGTGCGCCAGCGGCCTGTACTGCCTTGTTCATAAGGTCAGTCAAGCTTTCAGTCGATGAGTAGCTGCCAAACCTACCCGCCTGAGTTTGATTCATTCGATCAAACGTCTCTGGCGTAAATAGGGTGTCGTTTGGGTTGGCGTTCTCTATAGCTTGAAGCATAGCTCCTAGAGGGTCGGCGTAGCCACTCGGCCCACGCGCCCGTATCATGTCTGCTATAGAGGCGTCGGGGGCTAGGTAAGGCGTGTATGCGTAAGTTGCCCCCCCCAAATCGTAATCATAGCCGTTCACCGCGCCCTGCTGCATCCATCTGTCTGGTCCCAGTGGTTCTCCAGCGCCGTACCCGTTTTCATCGCCCCCAGACACGGCAGCGGGGGTATAGGAGACCGGATTCCCACTTTGGTCGGTGTAGGTGTAAGTTTCCGGGGTTGTCTGCGATGCCCCGTCTTCATCGGTGTAGGTCCGCCCCGGCACCGTGGTGACTTTTACTCCTTTTGGAATGTTTGTAGGAAGAGCCATATTTAATTCCTGAAATTAACTGCGTTCATAAGAGCAGCAGCCCAATCCTGCCAACCGTCAAAGGTATCAGGCATCGGGATGGCCTCATTACTAAAAACATCAATCCCCTTTAGTCCAGTCGCCCACTCCCGCCAGTTCTCCTCTGGCACCCCTATCGACAACTGCTGCGCTGCAAACGCCTCATTCATAAGAGAACACCAAGACTCCCAAGTATGGTATCTCGGATCGTATATAAAGGCTGGTTGCATCAATAACCCCTGACGTCACCAAGGTTGGCACTAAGCAGCACAGATCCCATCTGATAATTACCGCCCTGAACGTCGCTGACAAAGATCAAACGAAGTTCTCTTCGTTGCTCTCTCAAGTCAATCTTGTTGGTATCAGGATCAAAATAATAGGGGCCAGTTACCTGATCCTGAGATTGGGCAAAAGGGCGTCCGGTAATGTAAAGCTCCATCTGCCCAGCCTGAATAAAGTCAGGCTCCAGTCTCTCCAAATGCAACCAATAATTGTCCCCAACCGGATGAGGCTGTGAAGGCCCACCCGAAAGCCACCCCAGATCGTTTGTTTCAAACGAGCTTCTAATAGCTTTCTGGTTCTGCCCCTGTATCTGGTCGGTCCCTATCTCATGCTGCCAAAGGCTGATCTTGTTGGCCTGCGTTGCAAATACCCCTGAAACCGTGGCAGAGGCTGTACAAGGCGCAGAAAGGGTGACGTTGTAGTTACCGGCTGTCCCCGGCGCTATCGCCGTTATATAGGCCGCTACAGGCACTCCTGTGGCAGTTACAGTCTCGTTCAGAGCTATCTGGTTACTGATGGCGGTCACAATGACGGCGCTGGTGTTGGTGGTCGTTACGTTCTGCGTAAGGACAGTGCCAGCAACGCTTAGGTCAACCCCAGCCGCCACCGGATAGTGGAAGACCTGAGAGAAATAACCAGCCGTCCTTGCCGCGCCAACAGCCGACCCAGCGTCGTACCAAATCTTTTCGCGCACGTTAAATATGATGGCGTCGTTGCATTCCGTAGAGTTTCCACGAGGGTAGAACCACCAAATCTCTCCAAAACGCGGTACTTTTGTCGCCCAAACCTTCTGCCTTTGATCGTAGTTCAAGTTGTCAAAGAAGTAGTTCTGGTTGAAGTTGTTTGGAAGGTCAACAATCTGACCCGTGTAGGCCATGAACCTGTCCACTCCACACCAGTAATAAATTCCATCGTATTCAATGACTGACTGACTGGACAAGATCGTGGAAGACCCAAGAATGTCATAGCGCCAGTACAGTTGCTGAGTGGTCACTCCAGTGGTAATGGTTGTCGGGTTGTAGCTAACTCGGATCAACGAATCCAGCGCCCAGAAAAGACCTGAAGGAGCGGTAGAACCGCCCCTGATCGGAAGCCCTTTCACGATCTTCTGACTGGCTACGTTCACCTCGTTTGAGTCTGGTCCGTTCCAATCAAAAGGATTGCCAGCAGAGCAGTTCTTGATAAGACCGTTATCTCCATACACAAAAACATAAGGGTGAAGAGATACAACGCCTCCAGATACAGCAATGTAATCATTGCTTGGAGTGGTTCCGGAAGAGTCTCGCAGCGGATACATGATAGAACCGCTTGGGCTACCCGCAAGAACGTTCGTTGTAGTCGTGCTATCAATCGCAGATAGGTTCTGCCCCGGATGCGCCAACAACAAACTATTCCCAGCCCCAGTAGCGTCAAAGAACCCATCCATCTGCCACAGGTTAAAGTCTGAAACGGAAAATCCGTTCGTAACCGTTGCCACCTTGATGCTGAATCCAGAGCCTGTGCCACCTATCGTTGCGGCAGTTGCAGAAAGGGTATCACCAACAACGTAGCTATTACCTTGCGTAGTAACGGTGACAGAAGATACAACAGCCCCAGCAACAACTATCGTGGCCTTCGCTCCAGATCCACTACCGCCAGTAAGAGGCACTGCCGTATAGGTTCCGTTGGTATATAAGGATCCACCAACAAGGATGTTCAGGGTCAGTATGGGACCACCAAAAACGTACTCAGTTATCCCTGCGCCTATGCCGTTGTTGTCACATACAAACCTTTGCAGCCCATTGTTATAGCCATTGAATATGCTGTTGTAGTTGTTTGAAGTCTCAATAAATATCCCACGGGAATACCCACTCAGGAAGTTGGTCATCTCACGATAACCACCAACTTTTCTTGGACGCCCACGCTGAAACCTGACCCACTGTCCATCGTTATAGAACTGCCTGTCTAAAACAGTTCCATCGCGCTGAATTCCGGCCTTGGTATCAAGCGAGAATATTTTCTTGGTCATTAGAACGTGCCGCCAGATATCCCGCTTGGAATAGCTAAACCAGAAGCAGTCAGGGCAAATTGCTTCACTCCAAGTATGGCTATATCAAACTCACCAGTACCAGCCCTGTAAATTCCAGTCGTCGTCTCGCTTGCAAAGTTCAGCGAGGGCGCTCCAACAGAGCCGTTGATAAGGCTGATAGCAGTAGATCCAGCCAGTACCGTGTTGGCATTGACAAGGTTCACAGAGTCGCAAATAAGCGTTGCCTGCTGACCCGTAGAAATGGTTGCAGTTGCTCCAGAGCCAGTGCTGATCGTTACCGTGTAGGCCCCAGTAGTAGCGTTCTGTATGTAATAGACCTGAATGGTTGGGGGGACAATGATCGTTACGTTCCCCGTAAGGTTGCCAGCCGATATATATTTTTGTATGACGTTTGATGCCTCAGAGCTTGTCAAAGTGTAGCTACCCGTGGCTACGGTCTTGACCAACTGGCTGAAGTTGAACTGCGTGTTCTTCCCAAGACCAACGGAATAGAACGCGGATCCAGAGCAAGCTATAAGGCAGGAGTCCCCCGGCTGCAACCCCACAGAAGCAGATCCGTTAAACAGATCCCCACCAGAGCAAGTGATGGTCAGAAGACCTGTTCCAGCATTCCTGACTCTTACAAACCAGTTGTTCGCAAGAGTCGATGCAAGGCTAAGGGTAAGAGTTCCAGCCCCGCCAGTCCAAACGTACATAGCCGCACGGTCAGCCGCCACAGCGGTGTAGTTTGTTGCAAATGTCGTTATTGGCGAGGACTGGTTGAGCGTAAGCCCAGTAGCAAGCAATCCATATCCTGCAAGCGTTGCAGCATCAGCAGAGGACGTCCCAGTGCCAAATGCAATTTTTCCCCAAGTACCCTGAGTGTCAACATTGGTCTGAATGTAGATGTACTGAACAGTTCCGGCAGCAATTGAAATGATTGTGTTGGTTCCGGCGTAGTCCTTGACCGTAAAGGCATTGGACCCAACGTTCCTGATCAGCGCATCATTACCCACGGAAGTCTGATTGGCAGGCGGCATGTACAACGACAGACCCGTGGTTGTCGCAGACACATCCATGATACGAGCGGTGTAATCAGTGGTCGCATTGCCGTTGATGGGCCAGTTAAGCTGCGTGTTGGCAGAAAGCGTTATTGCCCTGTACGAAACGTCAGTCGGCTGGATTACGGTTCCCGTGAACGGCGAATTGAAGCTCATGTTCTATCCTTAAGAATCAAGCGCAACGGCTTGCCTGTCAGCAGTACGGGCTACGTCCTCGCTCTTCAAAGTGCTAATGATCAGGTCATACTGCTGCTGCCACATCCCCATCCGCTCGTCGTTCTTCAGGTACGGCATGGCTTGCAGCAAAGACCCATACAGCAATGCTTGAGGCGCATAGATGGTGAACCAGTTGGTCTGGTTGGTAGAGTCCAAAGGCTGCACCCGCTCGTAGTACAGAACCTCATAGTCATAAGCAGCGGTAGGAGTAGGGGCTACCAACCAATGCGTGTAGTCGTAGTCTGCGTAAAACTTGGGGATGCTTGTTGCCGTTGGAGTCGGGGCGTATTCCCTCAAATACTCGTACTTCCTCAGAAGCACGGGATACCTTTTACCAGACACGGTGACGTTCATTGATACCGTCTTGTGCCACCGCGCAGGCTTGTCTATGACAGGCTGGCTGGCTACCATGCTGCTGGTATTGACCGTCAAATTACCAAGAAACTTGATCTGCGAGGCTATGACCTGCTCTGCCAGCATGACAAAACGCGGTATCTGAGCAATGGTCGCAGCGTCAGTCCTCTCCAGATACTGCTGGATGTCCGTCACCAAAGAATCGTATGTCATAACCTGAGCGGTAGTCATGCGAAGATCCTTGTGCCGGTTTTGTCGATAATTAATGCCTGTTTTCTAGGAGTAGTATATTCCAAAGTTGGGATAGAAACGTGCGTCCAAGAGTCAAATTCGCGGATCACCTGATCGTATTTCAAGTCAGAGGCAACAATCCTACGCACTATATGATCTGGAGTCAGGCTCGGAATACGAAAGTCAGCCGCACACCCCACCCTATGCTGGCTTATTTCCTTGCTACCAACTGCTGCATTAACTGCTGCTGACCGATATCCAGAACTCACCAGTATTGGCTGGAAGCCGAAGAGAGCTTTAACTTCTTCAAGAAACGCTGCAAGCCGCTTAAGGTTCTCAAGAGACTTTTCATCTGGTGTGTTATCCAATGTCCTGTGGTCAGTAATAGTTAGTTCAGCAAGGGTGAAGTGTGGGCTAAGGTTCATTTATTACCCGGATCAGCCCGTACAGCACTACCCAAACCCAGCGCAGCCGCTACCCCTTGAGCCAGCAGTTGGTACTGAGGTGGAACTATTGGTATTAAAACCGCTGCCACAAGCCCCAGACCCGCCATCGTTGAGTTTTCACCAAATCGTTTTTTAAGCCAGCCCATGTCAATCTCCTTATTTGATATTTCCACCAACAGGGTACTGCACTCCAACCGGAGCATCCGTTACAATTTTAGACCCCGGCTTGATGTGACCGTTGTCAAAAGGACTCTCGTTCAAAGGCCCGTAACAGTTCGCCAAAGTCACTCCATTGACGGGTTTCAATTGCAACGTGCAGGGCATCGACCACATATTGCTCATCTGGTCATCTTTGCTCAAAATAAACGTCCTTGATACCAGCGGTGCTACTGCCCATGACGGTGCTTGCGGAAGGCTTGTGACTGCGCCAAACAATGACCAGACCTTGCCTTCAGGAGCCTTGCAGGAGTTATGCATGAGCGCACCGTTTGCTACCGATACCCCTACGATTACAGGGCAGACTGCCATTCCTTCCAAGAACTTCTTGCCGTCAATGGTTATAGACTTACCCGTAGGAACCGCACCAGACGCAGCACAAAGAGCATACGCACCTTCGCAAAACATCAGATCAGCAGCGGAGGCATTGGTAACGATGAACAGCAAGAGACAGAGCAGTTTCATTTTTATACCTTTGTGACCAAGTGAATAAGCAAAAGAATAATCGCCCCAGCAGACGCAATACCAATCTCCTCAATGCGCTTCAATCTGGCATTGCAAGCCCTCATCTCCA